AAGAAATGGCATGAAGCAGGTGAATATGATCCCGAAACAGATATCGTTCTAACTCCGTTCGGAAAGCAAGCCCTCGGTTCTACTTCCTTGAATAGCCACATCGCCCAATTTCTAAATGAGAATGAAGTATGGGAGGTAATTGCAGGACGCAGGAAACTTTATCTCGCAGTCGGTGACAAAATTATGTACAATAAGCAAGTAGGGTACATAAAAGAAATAGATGTGAATCGTATCTACGCAGGGAAATCTCCCCGTCCTCCAAGCAAACACCTTACCAGATTCGGAGTCATGCATCATTCGGATTTCGATCTTGATGATTTGGATGATAACGGTTTGGCAGGTGTGGATATCGATCTCGAAGCAATGTCACAAGAAGATATTGAGGAACTGACGCACCAAGCCAGTAATGTCGTGACAATAGAACTTCAAGACACCGGCGAAATCCTGCGGCTTAGGAAAACCGGGGAATTCTCAGAAGCCATTTTCTCTCTAGCATACGCACTAACAGTTCATAAGAGTCAGGGCTGCGAATGGCGGAAAGTTATAATAGTTCTGCACAAAGATCATAGCATCATGGCTTTTAATGAACTCCTCTACACTGCCGTAACTCGTGCGTCTGAGAAAGTAGTCTTAATCTCCAAGCAGTTTATGATCGACAAGGCGATAGCAAACCGCAGACTGAAAGGAAACTCAATAGCGGAGAAGATTGAATATTTCAACGCAAACATGACGCTGAATGGCGTATCTTGCACAAAGAAATTCTAAAAATGCCAACACTAAAAGAACTCTTGGCGGCAGCAAAGGCGAGGAAAACCTTCAAGGAAGAAGGAACACCTTTGAGGGTTTTTCTGTTATTAATTTCTAAAGGAGATCCAAAAGATTTAGCATACACGATAGCATTCCTATCACAATGGTTGGCACCGATAGTCGCGCCACTTGAAATAAAACCAAGAAATCTAACAGTGTGGGAATACACTCCAGTATTGCAGTCAATAAAAAACTGGACAGGAATCCCGCTTTCAGTAATTTACGACACAGGAAAGGATATAAAATGGCAGAAATTTCCGTGGTGAAAAACCTTACTTCCGCAGTGAAGAATTTTGTAGCAAGAAACGTAACGAACCAAACACAAAGGGCTACAATATGTGCAATTTTGCGTAGCTTTTCACTAACACTCGAAAAGGAAGAAAGCAAACTTCTTATCCTTGAAACTATTACGGAGGTAACAAAACATGATGCGCAGCCGATCGGAAAAGGTTGAGATCCCCGATGAAACTGATCTTGATTTGGAGCTGGATGAAGATCTTGAATTCGATGAGGAAACTGATGTAGAAAAGGTTTCTTATCAAGAAATTCTGCAGGACGCCTTGGCGGCAGAGGATGCCGGACATCTAATCACGATCCCAAAAGATTCCCTAGCAGCTGTTCAAAAGGGAATCATGAATGCAAAATCCGCTGCCAGAAAAAGAGCACACAGCAAAGGAATTCCTTGGGAAGCAGTCACTTTGCGATTCAAAGTGGAGGAGGATGAAACCGATCCGGATTGGGTTGATCTTCGTGTTTTTGCAACCAGACGTGCTACAGTTCTAGTCCGGCGGAGGCCAGTATCACGAGTAAAAATGGCCGAACTGTCGAAAGTTGATCTCTCAGAGGAATGAACAATGAATCTCATACAAGTACCAAGTACTCCTATTGGATATGTACCAGTCGCGCACACTGGCATTTTACATAAATATATGTGTGCCACAAGAGGGGAAGCCTGGACCAAACTAGGATCGTGCATAGGTCACTCCAAGGAGTGGCTGAAAGAACGTGGCTATTACGTTGCCCCAGTATATGCCAATATTTACCCTGCAGAATTACCACAAGCATTTAATGTTAGAATTTGTAGAACTGTGGAATGACGATCGGCGATCGGCGTTAGCTATATCCAACCTTGCGAAGCAAATAGAGTAAAGGAAGAAAGAAATGGCACTCTCAAACCTAAGAATGGCAGAGCTTACCCACCAAGTGTGGCATGCTGCACTGACTAGAAAAATACAGGATTTCAATATGATGTTATGCAGGGATTCTTCAGGTTCTCTAAAAGAGATTGATAGAATGATAAAGGACATCCTGCAGGCAAAGGAAGAACTAGATTACATCAAAGGAAGTATGGATTATTACAGCGAGAAGGTCCAGCAACTCTGGCAGAAGGAGAATAAAGAATGCAAGAGCTAACACAAGAAGCACATGAAATCAAGCTTCGTATTGCACAACTATCGGAGCTTTCAGGAACGGACCTAAAAGCAGAGATGGATGACTTGAAAATGGTCCTACTGAAAAACCCGGCGGCATGTGAATTGCTTCTTCCTGAAGATATAGGAATGGCTGTTGCGGCAATTAGAAGATTGGTAGGAACTGCTATTGCAGCAGCGACAAAGGAAACTCCGTCTTCCCGCAGGAGAGGAAGCACGAAGGTGGATCTTTCAATTGATCTTTCTTTGGACTAACCAACAATGAAAACACCACTCAAATTCTTGGTACAAACAATCTTCCTGATTATGCTGACTCCGTCCTTCCTTCTCGGATTCCTAGTGGGAATAGTGTTCCATCCAGTGCAAGCAGAATTTCAAGCCTTCAGACCTTTTGCAGAATACATCACTAACTTTAGGAAAGTGAGGAAGCAAGATGAGTGACCCATGGAAGGATGCAGTTCTCAATGCGATGAAATCCTATAACATGGACATCGCTCACTATGAGAACGAGCCAGATAATGCAGTTTGTGACCTCTTGCACATGCACGCGAACGCTGAAGCTCATCGGGCAATGATGGATTACTTTTCGAAAGAAGGAGATAGCAAGGGATGAACATCATTACAGATATGCCGCAAATTAGACTCTTGATTGAAATCGCACAAAATAATCCGAGTTTCGCTCCTGATGAAATCATTAATGAGTGGATTTCACGACTCGATGAAGCAGACTACAGTGAGGAAAATGAGGAGGAGAAACAAAATGAAAGTTAGTAACTGTCCAATCTGCGATGCTAAAGCAGAATACGTTAGTCACCATCAGGGAGGATATACTTACCATGCAGTCTATTGCACAAATCATGAATGCTCCATCGAATTAGTTGATTCCAAGGCATACACGACAAAAAACGAACTCATCACAAAATGGAACAACCTGCATAACATTCTAAGGACGCGCCTGAATGAAAATACGTCTGTCCCACTCAGCACTTGAGGAATACCTAACCTGCGAAAGAAAGTTTGAACTCAATCGGCTTCTGGAATCTCACCAAGGGAAGAAAACCAATGAGAATTTTGCTTTCGGACATGCTTATGAAGCAGGATGCACAACATACATTCTAACAGGTTCCCAAGACAGAGCTGTGTGGGATACTTATCTAGTATATCACGGGATAGAGGATGACGTAATCTGCATTCCAGAAACCGCCAAGAAGAACGAAATGGTAGCGACAAACCTAGTCCTTGCGTCGATGTATAATCTCGATACGATGATGGAAGAATGGGAAGTTGCTATATTTCAAGATAAGCCTGCCGTGCAGCTTTCATTCCGGATCGACATTGATGATATTTTTTATTACGTCGGATATGTCGATCTCGTAATGAGAAATCGGCACAGCGGAAAATACATGGTCAAGGATTTCAAAACAACGGGACTTCAACTCCTGACTCTTGATCCCCTATACGCAAACAGTCCTCAGCTCATTGGCTATAGTATTGTCATTGATTCTGTGGTGGGAAAGGAGAACAGTGATTATGATGTAGGTTATTTCGTCGGCCAGCTCGGATCTGGTAATGGTTTCCAGCCAAAAATCCATGACTTGCTTTTCACCAAGAGCCTGAAAGATAGACTTAATTTTTTTATTACGCTTGGAATGGACGTAGAACGGATGCGGCGACAACTCGATATGGGAATCTTTCCGCAGCGTTTGGCTGGGTGTTTTCGTTATAACAAGCCGTGTTTCCATTTCGGAGGATGCGGACTCCATTCTCTGGATAGGAGGAAAACACAAGAAGAGGACACAAATGCATATCAATTCACGTTCAAGCTGGAAGACTTGATTCAAGATCACTTGGAAAGGATTATGGAATGAGCAATAGAACATTTCTTGATGAGGTAAAGGCTGCCTATCAGTTGAATAAAAGTATCCTCGTTGGCAAGTATGAGCAGGAACTTAGAGAGAAAATCCTCGACGCATCTAAGGATGGACTCATGCAAATCACAATTGAGTATCCGTGCTATCCTAATCTGGAGACAGTCCTGCAAGCTATCAGAAATATCTGCACCGAGCAAGGTTTTAAATATATGATAGATACGCATCTATCGTCGAAAATCACACTTTCATGGGAGTTCCCAGCATGAACAGGCAAAGTAAGAAATATCAAAAAGCAGTAGAGTACCTTCATGGTATTGGAATGAAAGTTCAATATCGCTTTATCAATGAATTAAAAGGGAAGTGGAATCCAGCCAAAAGACCATCTTTCCTCTGGGATTTTGTGGAATACCGCATTAATCCAAGCGAGCTGAAATATGAAGTTAAATTCGCAAAAACCATCCTGAGGGCACGGAAATGGAAGTAACAGACCTGACTCAAGAATATAAGGAATCCGTAGAAGCTGCTGCGAAGCGGGGAGAACCTATCGAGTTTTTTGCTTATTTTAAACCGGATAACTGGATTCCATTTCCAAATGCGCAGAACTATGCTGATGATTTTAACTGGAAACATTGCTATTTCCGCGTAGCAAAACCGGAGAAAGTAATGGACTCCATCAAGGAAGCACAAGAAACCGTCGATAAGGCTATTGGAATGGTAGAAACTATGCTAACAGAAAGAGAAAAAACGCACGGCAATTTCCGGGATCATGCAAGATGCACACAAAGACTGAAATCAGTTCTGCGTGATGAGTTGGAAATCGTAGGAAAAACTCTTACGATGGAACAACAGGAAGCTCTGGACATGATCTTTCATAAGATAGGAAGGATGGTTGCTGGCGACGCTAATTTCATTGACCACTGGGATGACTCGGCAGGGTATTCTACGCTAGTGGCCAAAGTTCTTAGGGGAGAATTGTAAAATGACACGAGAAGAAAGGATTAAGTGCATAAACTCCTTAATTCTGGACGTCAGGGCAGAAGTCGTGTCTGATGAAGTCACCCCTAAGGAATTATCCTTCTTATCAACAGAGCTTAGGCTACTGATTTTGATCAATGACTTAGAGCATTGGTGTGCAGAGGAAAGGAAATAACAATATGGACATGCTAGCCCTAAAGAAAGCACGAGAGAAAGAAAGCGGCAGTCACGCAATCCTAATCTATGGCGATAGCGGAAGTGGAAAAACTCGCTTCGCAGCTACAGCGGCCATGATTCCAGAAATCAAGAGGATCATCTGGCTCGATCTGGAAAATGGAAAGGATACAATCCTATCAATGGGGCTACCTGACTCCGCGCTGCAGAAAATCCAACTCTATAGCATGCTGGATACAAGGAAAGATCCATTTGTAATGAATGCGATTCTCAAAATGTTCAACAGCGTACAGGATGTTCCTATCTGTGAAGCCCACGGGAGGATGAACTGCGTAAAGTGCATAGGAGAAAAGGCGGCATTTCAGCATTTCAACCTAACGAAACTGACACACAATGACTTAGTGATTCTAGATAGTGGAAGCCAGCTAACGGACTGCGGAGTTAATGCACTTCTCAAAGGACAACCTGAGGATGCGATTTTGCAAATCCAGGAATGGGGAACAGTAAATAACTGGTTGAAATCAATTCTTCAGGTCGTCCAAGTAGGAAGACACACCAACTTCGTTGTATTGACCCACGTCCTTTACGATGAGGAATATACAGGAACCGGGCCGAACAGGCAGCTAGTCCGCACAAGGCAATACCCAATGATTGGAACCAAAACGTTTTCCACTATGGTAGGGAAATACTTTGGAACCATTGTACAACTCGAAATTTCAGGAAGTAAACATAAAGGAGGCTCATCGACTACATATAGACCAAACGTACAAACGAAATCCCGGCTTAATATCGAGATTGAAAAAAGCGCAACGCTCGACATGAAAGCCATTCTCATCCACGGTGGAATTATAAAGGCACCCAAGAATGAACCAACCAACTAAGCAAAAGGAGCAACCCAAGTCGAAATACCCACATCAACAACCATTCAATGTTACACCCCGTCCCGGTAAGAAAACCCAATCAACTAAGAAAGTGAGTAAATAAAATGGCTAAGACCCAAGCAACCCTCCTCGATCTCGAATCCATGATCGATGACTCCCTTGATCATATTCAAGAAGCTCCTGATTTCATTCAACCTCCGGCGGGCGATTATGATCTCGTCACGAAAGGTGGAAAGATTACCAAGTTTGAAAACGACGATGGTACCGAATCGCAGAGTATTCAAGTTACTATCGCAGTCGTTGAAACACGGGAACTGGTTTCCAACGATGAACCTCCTGTTCCCAATGGTAGCCTTTTCACTATCCGTTTCCAAGGAACTCAAGACGGCCTGGGAATGTTCAAGCGGGAAGTTAAGAAGATCGCAGGAGTTGAGGATCTCAACGGAGTTACTCTCGGAACTATTTTCGAAATGTTGGAGAGTGAGCTGGAATTTTGCGGACGAATCTCTTATTCCTCCTATAAAGGCCGGGATGGAGAAAAACGCATCAGTCTCAAATTGCGGGTAATTCCGCAATTGGAAGATCTGGAATAACTAAGTAGAGATAAGGGAGAATCTCATTAGGGGTTCTCCCCTTTTCCTAAGGAAATATAAGGAAAAGCCATGAAACAATTTACTGTTCTCTGCTCTTGGATTTTTATTCTCTCGTTGTTCTTCTTGTTTTGGGGCGAGCCTGATGTGTGGGATGCCATGCACGCGAAGGCTATGTCTGGATTAACTACTGTGTGTGAGGAAAAGCCATGAACGCAAAACGTTGCAAACGAATTCGCCGTGCCCTTTCTGGGTTGCCAGTTGCGGAATTTAAGATGGAATACGAATCTCGATATATCAAACGTAAGACAGTTTCATCAAACCCTCATAAGAAGACAGAGGATGATTTCATAGCAGCATTATTTCCTCTCACTTTCAAATATCCAGAAAACTCCTATCAACGTGTCTATCAGGACGTTAAGAGGGTTTCCTAGATGAAAATCCTAATAAACTATATGGCTCATGAGGCCGCATATCTTCCAGTTCTGCAATACTATGTGCGGAATTGTGGATATGCGG